CAAACTTTGGTGTCAACTTCATCACACACAAGCAATGATATTGATATTACATCTAGTGGTTCTGTAATAGACGAACAGATGCAATACTCTTACGGTTAATTCTTATACTTTGATTTCCGAGGTATTACTTTCGTTTTGTCTTTATGCACCTGAGTAGATGCGTGTGGTGGTGTTTTCTTTCTAGGAAAGATATTATCCCATGCATCGGCAAAGTCTTGTTCTGAGACAACTCTAGGTCTCCTTTTACTTCCTTTACCAGTCATGATTATACTCTTCTATATCCTTTGTTCGCCGCTCTTTTAGCATCGAGTTTTTTCTTTCTTTTGATTGCTTGATTCTTCTGATTCTTTAAGTCATTTGGTTTAGTAAAGTATTGTCTATCTCTACATTCTTGAACAATACCTTTTCTATCACATGCCTTTTTGAATCTACGCAACATTCTATCGAAAGGTTCGACATTCTTCGACTTTGGATGTATTCTTGGTTTAACACTTGGCATAATATAATTCTTTAAAAGTGTGAAGTCGCCCCAACGCTTACAGCAACCCGCTCTTCACCGATTATCCCGCTTGCTTTTGCCGATAATCTTTCCCCTACTTCGATACCCCCATATCCACGGCCGAAGTCTGTAGTTGCTTTCAAGGACACATTAATAAACACAACTACACCCTAATGTAGAAACTTACTCAGCGGCAAGTTTCTTAAAGTAATCCATCGCTTCGTCTTCTTCTGAATCACCTACTGTAGAAGATTCGGCTGATGCGATTACAGGTTCTTCTGCTACTGTCTCAGTATTTACACCAGACCATGGCACTTCTTCCATGTCTTCTGCGACTGATTCAGCAGTAGAGTTTGCTACGCCACCTGAAAGACCAAGAACTCTATCGAGTTTCTCTTTTAGTTCATCATAGCCTTTGAACTGTTCAGGTGATATAATATCCGTCAATGAATGAGTTGAATTATTTATATCGTTCAACTGATTTTCATCATCAAAAAGTGGTGCTTGTGCATCAAATTCTGATTTGTCATAGTTCCAATAACCATCAACTTTTCTGATTTTGATTTTGAAGTTTGCACCTTCGCCTCTCAAATCAAATGGATTGATAGCACTCTCATCTTCAAATGCAGGAGAGATTGCCTCTTTTAGCATTTCAAAGATTTTCTTACCATATCGGTACATGAATACCTTTCCTTCGTTATCAGGATTCTTAGGGTCTGAAACAACATAGATGTTAGAAACATAATGAAGTCTACGCTTCTGTTTTCTAGCCTGTTCTCTGTTTGCTTCAATTCCAGTGTTCCACAACTGAGTGTTGTAGTCACTTACAGGGTCTTTCTTACCAATCGTAGTCAAAGACTTTTCGATATACCAACCACCTGGTCCTTGAAAACCATGGTCGAAGTAAGATACCCATGGCATCTCTTCGTCTGTTGGTGTTGGTAAGAAACGAACTACTGCGTATCCGTTGCCACTCTTATCGAGTTCTGGTTTCCAGTAGTTATCATCGTTGTAGGATTTTTTATCACCTTGAGCTGGTGATGCAGACTCCATTGCCTGTCTAAGCTTATCTAAAGATGTTGACATTGTATTCTCCTATTGTATTCGTATCGCATTGTATCGCATCTTATTATAATTCAGATTCAAAGCACGCCGTGCCAAGAACCCACTTATCTTCGATATTGAATCGAGATATAATATCATTATAATCGATTCTATCGAATCCGTCAATGGGGTTTTTAAAATATAACTCCACATCTGGATACTCTTTATTTATGTGTTCCAACAACGCAACAAATTGTGCCTGTTGAGGTCTTCCCACACCTGAGTTCTGTTCTGTATAAGTCTCGTTGTATGTATAACAATCGTCTGGACCATATATGTTTTGTAAATCACCAAACTGTAATGAATCATATCCTGCTAAACATATCTTTTTATGACCATGATGGACTGCATAACCTAATGCATATATTCCACAAAAGGTGTTCTTGAGCAACTCATTTGTATATATAACTATGTTGCTTACATGGGAATAGGAATATCCAATCATATAAGTCCTCTGTCCCTCACCTCTGTAATCTTCTCCTTGCACTACAAATCTATCATCTCCCTCGACTCGATTTTCAACTACTTCTCCTGGCAGTCCGTGTTTCATCATCTCCCACATTTCCATAGGTATCTCATTCCACTCGCCTACGCATACAGGATGATTCTTGTAGTATTGGTCTGTAATCATTTCATTCTGTGGTGCGACATCTTGCACAAACAGTAAGTCTGGTGTATGGTCACGATACACCATGTTCATGCCCCACCAGTTGTCTAGTGTTTCTAAATCTAGATTCTTTCTACTTGGTCCGTTTCCTATTAGATAGAGCATAATTCAATTAGTTTTGTTTTGTAAGTCTTCTCATCAAAGTGCATGAATGTTTTGTATTTGTCGATTCTTGTCCATACATCTGGATAAACAATAGTCTCAGTAATCAGTTTGTTCCAATTGCCACTGTAGTTTGTCACCTTATCTAATATACACATAGTCTCGATAGATATCTTTTTACCTAGAAACTGTTTCAGTAGATATGGGTGTTGACCATTGTATACTGTAAGAACTTCTTGTATAGTTTTCTTTTCAAGTAATGACGATACTTCTTGTTCAAACATATGTGATAGTTTTTGTTTTCTCTTCTTCCATTCTGTAAAGACTTTCTTAGATTCATTCTCTAGTAAGTCACCAACCCACATATCTTTTTGTGATAGATTGGCGACATAGAAATCTTTTAACTCTTCTTTATACAATCGTGAAAGTTTACCGAAGTGATACTTGTCTTTTCTCTTCATGAAGGCATTTAAGTCTGCCTTTACTTTACCATTGTATTGCACAAAGTCATAGTCTTTAGAATTGAAATGCAGTTTGACTGCAAGATACAATTGATAACTATCAAATCCTTCTCGACTCGACATTACTTATTCACTATAATCTTTTTCTTTTTTGGTACCTCGATACCTGATAATGCAGTTCTATATGCCTCTGAAACTTGTTCATTTGTTTCACAAACAAAAACATAATTGTTTATGAACATTGTCTTAGGGTTGATTACGCCGGTTACTGCCACACCTTTTGCAAAACCCATACCGCCATCTGGCGCCTGAACAATCATTTTAGGATTGGCAAGTTCAATGCCATCTTTGTTATCTACTAGTTCGCCAATGTATTCTCCTGACATTGCGACTACTGATACTATATCACCTTTCTTCATAATTTCTCCTTATGAGATAAAACTTTCAAGTGACCCACGACTCGCTTTCTCTCTATTGATTAGTTTGAGTTTCTCTGCCTCAGCAGTCAACTTCTCTTTCAATGGAACAGATAGCAATCGTTTCGCACCCTCAGGTTCTACTCCGTTTATTTCACATACTTTGAGTATTGCACTCATGATGTCCGTTCTATTACCTACAAGTAATTTTTCTACTTGTTCTGTAAATTCTTTTCTAGTTATCATTACTAAATTTCTCCTCACGAAACCAAAGATTGAAAGCATACTTCTCTCCTTCTAATACAGGCAAACCTGCATGTTGAGAAAACTCATCTCTTTCATTTGTCTCTGGTTTACAATTATACCACACGATGATTGAACCCATTTTAGGTTGCACATTCAGACCCAATCGATTGAATCCTGTTTCGCCACCTGATGGCACATCTCGTAGATATCCTAAAACAGTCAACAATCGTTGACCACCTGTCTTCACATATCCATCAAAATACTCTGCATCACTTGTATCAAAAGAATCAAAGTGATAATCATATTTCTGCCCAACATCGTAGTGGACAATCTGAAATGGTTCTGCGTTCTCTAAAGGCATACGAACCATTTGTGAAATTCTTTCTGCAACTCCTAGTATAACAGGAGAGGCGTCATGATTCAACCAAGTATGTGAACCTGTTCTGCCTTCATGTTTCTTTCCTTTACCATCTGAACTTACAACATTTGCAGGTTGTAGATTCTGCCATGAATATCTAAGAATCTCATCGCACTCTTCTTGCGATATGAAGTCATGAACAATTGATATTCTATGAACATCATTGTGGTAAATGTTTATCATATGCCGTATAGATTCTCGTATTGTTTTCTTAGTTGAACTAAATCTTCTATGTGTTCATCTGGTGTAGATGTGAATATTTGAAATGTATTTAAACCCTCGATACCAACAATTGCAGTAATCTCTTCTACAGGTTTGCCTGTAAGTTCTTCAACCATCAATGCATAAGCAGTCATTTGAATATACCACTGTTTCGCCATGTATTCTTCTTTTGGTTTAGAAGATGATTTAAAATCTATGATTGAAAGATTATTGTCAAATAGACCAACGCAATCGACACGACCAGCCATTCGTAGTTGATTAGAATATAAAGGAGCTTCAAGGGCAATCGGGATAATTTCATCCAGAATTGGTTGCACAGCCTTAAACATTCCTTCTTGAAGAACATTCTCAAACTCGATGAACTCTTTTTCTTTTCTGAGATAATCTTCAATATGTTGGTGAAACGATGTTCCTCTTGTTGTTGCTTGTTTGGTGATTTTGTTTGCCTTCTCTTCACCGACTCTTTTTCTCCATAACTTAATTTGGTCTTTACTATGAAGACCAGTGACAGTTGTGACACTAGGATATCTAATAGAATCTTCAGCACCTTCAGCAGTATAGTATCTCTTACCATCTACTGTTATTGTTTTTAAGTCGATGTTTTCTAGTTCGTGAAGTTCTAGTAAATTAGTTTTTAGTTGTGTCATTTTTTCTCGATTGTATAGCGGCATGTTTCTTAATTGTCGCTACTGATTTTTCTCTCTTGATGTCCTTACTGCCATGTTTTGCATGAACATTTGAACCTGGGTGTGCATCGCCTATCTTAGACAATACTTCTTTGAAACCATCATCTGTTTTGACTCTATCGCCTGTGCCACCAACGATGTTAGGTGCACCAATGATTTCCTTAATATGTGGATTCTTTCTAAGATACTTGACCTTGTTGTCATAGGTCATCATGAGTTCGTATCTCTCATCAATCTCTTCATTATAAAATTCGTATAAGGGCATTAATTATTCTCTATCAGATTATCTTCAACAATCTGTTTCACTTTCTCTTCTTTATACCATAGACCACTATACATTGTTGTAGTGCCATCAGACCATTCTACAATGTATCTTTTATAACCGTAAGGTCTTTCTGAAAAGATTCTTACATCACCATAACTTTCAACTAATACTCTCATAACATAAATTGTGGGACTTCTCTGTTAGTCCATTTTGCGAATGACTTTTTGTATTCTCGATAGTATTTATGATACGCATCGAGACTGCTTTCTGACTTGACATCATCTGGCATTGCCTGTGGTGGTTCTCGCCAATCACCCAAAGGCATCTTGTCTGGTATGTTGTTTAGAACATCTCTGAGTTTACTATCAGTCATATGAACTTTGCCATAACGATAGGTATACTCATCACACAATGCAACAAACAAATCATACATGTATTGATATTGTATTGCGTTCTCACGAACCCATACAGCACTAGGATGATTCTGATGCGATGCCTTGTATAGAACATTCTCTAGATTAGAGTTAGGGTGTCGCCATCTTGCGATACGCCTGCCGTTCTTAGATAAATCATAATACTGTTCACCGTCAATCATACGATGTGCAGTTGATAGCATTTGTGCATACTCGATAATCATCTTGACTACATGTTTGTCGCAATGCAATCTTGCTGATACTTCTGGTTCTTTGTGTAAGTAGAATATGTTCATAACTTAAATATCTCCTCTAGTATCTTCTCTACATTTGTCCATGAGAGATGACCAATAACATCTTGTGTTATAGGAGTATGGTAAGTTATTTCTCCTGTTTTGTCAATAGAGAAATCATATACTGCAAGTTCCCAAAGTCCATTCTTGCCACCATAACTGTAATCTGTTTTGATTACTGATGCCCCATAGTTATTTGGAAACTTATAGATATGTTGAACACCACTATCATAATAGTTGGTGTCTTTTAAATATTCTCTAAACATTTCTACATTATCATACATCAGCCATTTCTCCTATCTTGTGCTT